ACTCTAATATTGTACCCCAGTTCCTTCTTCTTTCTTCACTTGACATTTGAGTCCAATCCGTCATTGATTTAGTTGGGATTGTTCCTTTTGTATCAGGTGGATTGTTTTTTTCTGTTTGAGTAAACTCTTCAACAATATTTAAAAGAACTTCAGTATCAACATTAGAAAATTTTTCTCTCTTTGATTCAGGAAGTTGAGCCAAAGCACCTTCTCTTAGCCTTGAATCCATTGATTCCCATCTTTCCTTATAAGGTTTGTAGGATTCAATTTCTTTAGCAAGATCAGCATTTAGTTCTTGCCACTTTTCTTCTTCTCTAAGTTTTGCTCTTCTCTGTTCTTCCTCTTTACTTTTAAAAGACTCAAGGCTTTGTCTTAGTTCATTTCTCTCTGAAATAACTTCGTTTAGTCTTGAAATCGGTACATTGTTTTCGACTTTAGTGTCGTTTTCCTGTTTTACATCTGGCTCGATGTTAGTTTCTTCTGACATTTTTACCTCTTAAGTGAGTTTGTTATTTTGTAATAATTACCTTGCATTAAAGATATAGTATAAAGTAAGTTATTCTAATAGTCTAATGCAAGAAAAAAATTACGAATTTAAGAAAAAGTGGTTTGCTTACTTGAACTACCATCCCCACGATGGTCAGCTACCATTACACTACCCTAAAAAACAAGATGCAAGATTTCAAGTAGTTGTTTGTGGTAGAAGATTTGGCAAGACTTGGGCAAGTGCTATGGAGGCTACTTATGTAGCATCACAACCTAACAAGAGAGTTTGGGTTGTTGGAATGTCCTATAAAAAAGCTAGATTAATCTTCAGAGAAATTTGGCAACGAATGGTTATTGGTCATGCAGAAGATATTGATAAAGCATCTGAAAAAGATATGTACATTCGTTTTAAATGGGGAACAACAGTAGAGGGAATGTCAGCAGATAATCCATCAAGTCTTGTAGGTGAGGGATTAGACTTATTGGTTATTGATGAGGTAGCCAAGATGAATAAAAAAATTTGGGATATGTATTTATCTCCAACTGTAGCTGGTAGAAAAGGAAAAGTAATTTTTATTACTACTCCAGAAGGAAGAAACTGGATCTATGATTTGTTTAAGTTGGGTGCAGATGATCCATTATGGGAAAGCCATACATCTCCATCATGGGTAAATCAATATGAATTTCCTTTAGGATTAGAAGATCCAGCTATTGTAGAAAGAAAAAGAAATATGTCTAAAGAACTTTTTGGTCAAGAATTTGGAGCAGAATTTTCTGTATTTGAGGGTAAGGTTTGGGATTTTAATCGTGAATTAGATACAGGAGACTTTCCATACGATTCTAATTTACCTACATATTGCTCAATAGATTTTGGATTTAGGCAACCAGCTGTGTTGTTTTTACAAACATATTGGGATCAAGGCTTAGAACATATAAGAATATTTGACACTATTTTACATAAACAAAATATTAAAACTGAAGATTTAATAAAAATGATTAAAACCAAAGGTTATCCTATCATGTCTTTTTATGGCGATCCAGCTGGTTCAAATGTTCAAGGTCAGAGTGGTGCTGGGGATATGGAGATTTTTAGAAGAAGTGGCATTAACATTTTATCTGCTAGAGATAGAATGAGTAGAAATATAGTTGCTAGTGTAGCCTATGCAAGAGGATTTTTTGAGAGTGCTGATGGCATTAGAAGAGTTCATGTAGATAAAAGATGTACTGAAATGATTGAAGATTTTGAAGAGTATAGATACCCTGAAAGTGAAGATGGAAAGCCAATTAAAGAAGAGCCGTACAAAGATGGTAAACACGATCATGGTAACGATGCTTTTAGATATTTTATAACCAACAGATTTCCAATGAGGAATAACGAAATGAAGAGGATTCAAAGATGATTGAAAAAATGCTTAAAGATAAACTGCTTGAAACTAAGTTATTAATGTCTCATCAGAGAAGAAAGGAGATAAGAAAACATTTAGATTATTATTCAGGTACTTCAACTGAACAATATATCAGTCATTACTTTAGTGGAGATGCTTTTTCAGAAATACCACCAAGTATGACTAATTTTACAAGAAAGTTTATAAACAAGATTAGTAGAATATATAGTTTAGGTGCAAAAAGAAACATAGGACAAGCAACAGAAAGATATGAAGAACTAATCCCTACAAAAAATGTAAGGATGAAACATTCTGAAAGAATGACTAGATTGTTAGGTACAATAGCAAATCGTGTATTTTGGATGGGGGAAACATTTGACTATAGACCTATTTACTATTTTGAGGCATATTTTGACGATAATCCTTTTATGCCTAGCAGTATTACATACCCACTTCTAAACAACACTAACGATCTTTCTGATTCTAACAATTTACAATGGGAGTATTGGGATACAGAAAAGTATGGCATTATGAATGAAGAAGGTGAAATAATGCAAGAAACACAAAATCCTTACGGCATTTTACCTTTTGTATTTACGCATAGAGAAGATCAAATAGATTCTTTTTTTGTAGAAGGGGCATCTGATGTAGTTAGTTGTAATGAACAAGTTAATATAGCACTTACTGAAATGAATCTTGGTATGAGGTTTAATATGTTTGGTCAGCCGTGGGTAACTGGACTTAGAGCAGATCAAAGTATGTTAAGAGCTGGTTCAAACACAATACTAGATATGGGAGAAGATGGAGCGTACAATATAACAAGTCCAAGTGGCAATATTCAAGAGGCAATAGACAACATTAAGTTTCAAATTGAGTTAGTAGCAATTAACAATCATTTATGGATTCAATTTGCTGAATCAGGTGGAGAAGTACCTAGTGGGATTTCCTTAATGATAAAAGATATGGAGCGTAAAGAAGATTATTACGATGATATTGCTTTATGGAGATTGTATGAAGAAGATTTTTACAAAGTAGAGCGTACTATTGCAGAATATAATGGTATTAGCCTTCCTGAAGAATTTGGAGTTGATTTTGAAGAAGTAGACTATCCAAAGACAGTTCAAGATCAAATTGCTAAAGATACTTTTGATATTCAAAATAACTTAACCACAAGAGCTAAAATTATGATTCGTGAAAACAAAGACCTTACTTTAGATCAAGCTCAAGAAATTATTAATCAAAATAAAGAAGTAAACAATAATGAAAATCAAAATAACGACTAATTTTGATTTTAAAAAGCTATCTGGATCAGTAGATAAAATTGTCAATAGCTACGAGAAACAGATGGCAAAAGATAGTGTTGTTGGGGCAAAAAAGAAGATTGATAGTGGGTTAAAGCCTGTTTTAAAAAGTTCTACTAAAAAACAAAGAGCTGCACAAGGTTTTCCAAAAACTCCACCATTAAAGAAAAGCAAAAGGCTTTATAATAGCTTAAAATCTGATAGTAACAAGTTAAATGTGATTGCTTATGGTTTTTGGCATAATTATGGTATAAATAACAGATCTCCTCAAAGAGAATTTATCAATACTAGAACAAAACACTATTTTGAAACAAGAAAACAAAGAAAAAGTGCTTTTATTAAGGAATTAAGAAAAAATTTAAAAAAATGAAGAAGTTTTCTATTGTAAATTGTATTTGTATGAATTGTAAATGGATTTGGTCAGTTTTATCAACAGATATAGATAAAGAACAAGAGTGTCCAGAGTGTAAATCATATAATGTGCAAATATTTTTAAAGAAAACTAATTAATATTTAATGTTTTTTCTTTTCTTTGTACTTTTTCTTGCCATGCTTGTCTCTGAGCTGGGGTTTGCCTACCTCTTGTGGGTCTTTCAATACCAACTCGCTTTGCTCTCTGCCTCCATCTACGAGCCTCTCGTCTTTTTGCGTTTTTATTTTGGATTTTCTTTTGCTCTCTTTTTTGTTTTTCCAGAGTCATCTTTTCAGGAGCTTTAATTACCTCTGGTCTTTGAGGGAATACTTGGATTTCTTCATTAAATTCAGCATCTACGACATCAGCCTCTTGCATATTAGAAACTTCTGAAGTTAAAAACTTTTCAAAAGGACTTTTGTGATTAGCAACCTCAACTCTTTTAATTAACTTTCCAGAGTGTTCTAAAATTAATCTTCCAGCTTGAACATTACCAGCCTCAGCCTCTCTTAACATTGCATTTAACACATTAGGCAATTTAGAGCCAAATGTCACCATATATTTTTGATAAAATACTTCAACAAACTCTGGATCTTTTAGCCAATTATGTATAGTTGCTTTGGTGACTCCAGCTTTATCAGCGACATCTTGAATACGAGATTCTGGCTTTGATACAAGCATATCAACAACCAATGCTTTTTCTGGTTTCCATTTAGTAGGTAGCGTTACGCTCATTGGTATATTCCTTTTGTTTATGGTATATTATACAGGAATTTAGTAACTTTATACAAGACTTTTTTAAATTTAACCTAAATCCGTATTAGTCAAATCTACTACTATACAATATACAACAATAAAGCGTTAGCTTTTTGTGGATTTTCTTTAGAAAATTCTTTTTCAAAAATACTAGAGGAACTTGTTATGCTATATTTTGAGGGGAATTTGTAAACGCAAAACGCTCAAAACGCTTATCCACCCTACAGGGTAGAAAAAAACCTTAAAATTAAGCATTTTTGACGAGATTACAAAACATTTTTTTAACTTGCAAAATTATTGCAAATGTGCAAATAAATTTCATTTGATATTTTTTACTTGTTTAATAAGTGGATATGTTGTATGCCAAATAAATTCCGTAGCATAAATAATAAAATTTTGTACTGGTAAAAACTGATTCAAAGCAAGTAAAATTTTTATCAATTTTTCACCCTCGACAAAATCCCATAATGCTATGTAAAACGCAATAAAAAAAGTTTTTAGTATCGTTATAGCTTTAGACCCTGATCTATTGATTAAGGTATCATTTAAAGCGTTCTAAGCTGTTGTAGTTTGTTGCTGTCTCTTTGTAGTTTTACAAGTTTTAAATATGGGTTTAGGTGCGAAATTTTTTAAAAATTAAAAATTTTTTTTGCTATATATATTGAGTAAATAAAATTGTTAAAACTTAACAAAAAAAAATACTTGCATATAGATTTAGATCTATTTAAAATTATTCAACTTATTTAATCACAATTTAAACAGGAGTAAAAAATGGTTAGAATCGCAAATAAAAACGGATCTGATTACACAACTTGGAGACATGAGTTTACAGGATCTAATACTTTCGCTGAATGGAATGAAGGTATTTACGCTGTCTATTCTTATGGAAGACACTTTCCCTTATTTGTCTGGAATGGGTCAAAGTGGTTTGAGAATTCAGACAAATATTCTGTCTCAACCAGTAAACAACAAACCCAGTTAAGACCACATTTAGAAGGGTTTGGAGAGGAGTTTACAAAAAAGACAACTGAACAATTAAAGCAAATTATTAAGGGGGCGTAAAATGAGCAAGAAAGAAATACAAGCACAACAAGACAGAATTAAGAAAGGTTTGCAAGTTGGTATTAAAACGATGAAGGCAGATAAAAACCTAACTGACATGATAAAAGAACAAGTAATTGAAGCAAATGAGACAGGATCTTGTCACCTAACAACTGTACTGGATGAAATGTTAACAACAGGAACAGACCAAAGTATTAAGGATATTAAGCAATTTATTAGAACTAAATTACAAACCTTAATAAAGTGTAAACCCACCCAAAAAAGTATATTAGGTGAGGATGCAAAAAACTATCAAATTACTATCAAGAAGGTAAATTTGCCAATGATTGAAAACCTTAACAATGAGTATGTCAATAATTTTACGGAAGATGATCTAGGCAAAATTAAAGTAGTAAAATCCTTTAAAAAGAAAAAAGAGGAAAAAACACTCGTAGAGGATTTAATTAAGTTGATGGACAAGCACGAAATAGAAACGGACGGAATAAAGAACGCAATAAAAGAGATAGAAAACGGAAAGCAAAAATAAATCCTTGCTGAAGATCTTTATTGGTTATAAAGTGAAACCCTGTAATTTACAGGGTACAGGGAAACCAAAAAACAGGGGAACAAATGGAATATAAAATAAGATTAGAAGAAATAAAAAAGAAAGGTATTAGAGATGATAATTATTGCACTGTTATGAGTTCAGCTATTGCCTTTAATACTACATTTGAAAAAATGCAGAAGATATATTTTGACTATGGAAGAAAGAGATTTAAAGGTTTTTCATTTGCTTCTATTATTGATGATTTAGCAAATGAATTTAACTGTAAAGTTAAAAAATATATGTTCAGACCTTTTAAATGTACGGCTGAAAATCGTTCTTTTTATGTAGATGTCAAAAACGATAAAAATAGATATTACGCCCCAAGAATTACCCCAAATAATGCCAGTGATTATTTACCTAATGGTAATTATATTTTAGGGGTTTATCGTCATGTATTAAGTTTTAAAAATGGAATCGTTGAAGATTGGACAGAAGGCAGAAAGCACCAAGTTAATTGGATTTATGAGATATTAAAACAGGATCAGAAAAGATATGACCCATTAGAAGAATTAGAAAACAATTTTGATTTAAATGATTTTGATTTTTAAAAATGTTAACTACTTAACAAAATAGGATATAAAAAAAGTGAAATTAAAAACAACAAAAAAACAAATAAAAGAAAATACAAATAACATTTTTGCTGTTGGATATTGTGCAATGCAAAGCCTTTTAAGGTATCAAGATGCATTTGCTTATTCATCTGGGAAAAATGGTTGGGCGTGTGATTATTATAATATTGAGGGTGTAATAATTTCTACAGGTTACTCACCTATTGGGAATGATCCAGCCTACGGAATTATAAGAAAATATGAAGAAAAAGCTAAAAAGATAAATCAAGAATTTGATTATAAAACAGCAAGGGCAAAAGTAAATGTTTTATTAATTGAACTTGTTAATATTTTAATGGATGATTTATTTAAAAAGTTGTGGGGCAAGACTAATTAGTAAAAAACAGGAGTAAAAAAACAAATGAAGATATTTAAAATACATAATAAATTTATATTAATTAATATAGGATATAATTTATTTAATGATGGTAAAACTATTTGGTTCACATTTAGAATATTTGGCGTAGGGTTAGAAATAGATATTACCACTAGAAAATATTTTATTACAAATAATAAAAATTGTCAAATAGTTTTAGGCAAATTTTACGATTCTTTCCCTAATCAATACTTATGGAATTCATTAAGAGTATTTAAAACTAAAGGATATCAAAAATGAAATTTATAAAATTACTTGAGCTTTATACTTATATTAGTTTTTTTATTTTAATTATCAGATTTATATTGAGCTAAAAAAACTATTGACTATTATATTTATTTAATATAATTTTGTTTAAGCTAAATATAATATTTTAAACAACTTACAAACACAGGAGAAAATATGTTAAGTTATACAATGTTATTTATAATTTGTTGCGTACTTGTATTACCATTATGGTACGCACTTGAATTAAAAATAAGAATAAAAGAGTTGCAACTTTCAAGAGATTACTGGCGACAAATTGCGTTGCATTATAATAAACAAATGAGGTTGAGATGAAAAACAAAGAATCTTTAGCGACAAAACTCATAAAGTTGCATAGTGTAAATTGTAATATCGTATTTGAATCAATGTTTATAAATGGCAGATTTGATGTAGATACAAATACTATTTACATTAATAAAAACTTAGTAGGCAAAGAGTTTTTATTGACATTGTTCCATGAAATAAATCACGCTATATATTGTAAAAAAATGGGTGCAGATATTTACAAACAAGACTACGAGCTTGAGATGGAAAGGTGTATTATATCTAACCTAGATCCTTATGCAGATAATTTTTATGAGCAAGAAGCAGAGAGTTTTGCAAAAAGACAAACTAATTTATATTTGGAGAGAAACTAAATGGAGAAAGTTTATTACACTCAAAATAATGATGGAAAGTTTGCTGATAAATATATATTTTATTGCACTACTTGTAAGCAATGTTATGAGGAAACATCCATTAAGAGAAAAGTTGATAATATTTGGCGAAGGCTAGACGGCTATTATTATTATAAAGATTTTCCAACTTATGGAAAAGAAAAAAAAGAATGTTTGCAATGTAAAGGAATGAAGATTATGAAACTAGATTATGTAGGAATGATATTTCATTACATTGTTAAAGATTCAACATTTACACCAAGAAACAAACACTATGGAGAAATTAGAAATGAAAAGTAAAAATCAGATTATGAATGAAGAAGAGTTTGAAAGCGAATGTACTCTACTAGAAGAATCTATTATAGAAAATATGTATAATCACATGAAAAGTATTGAGGGCGTAGAAGGTTCAGAACTTGCAAATGAAGTTCATGAAACTTGTGTACCTCCTGTACTTATGCATATTCTTGCAGAACACTTTATATTATATTTTTATAATGGTAAAGAAAGAAGCATAAATGATTGGGCTAGAGTATTTAAAGCAGTTGTAAAAGAACAATTAACGCAAAGAAGGGGAGCAGAAGCATGAACTATGAAGAAAGAGTATCAATCCATAATCAGGTTGATAAGAAAATAAATAGAATAGCTGAATGGATTGTCCATGAAGTAGATGACAGCATTGGAGAAGTAAAGTATTTATTAAATCTTATTTATAAAATGAAGGATAATGCAATCTACTGGAATGAGAAAAAACTTACTGGTACAACAAAGGAATATGACTCTATTTATAAATGGCTTAAAGAGGAGGGCAGAGCATGAGAGAGTATATTGACAATCATACACTTATTAAGCATGAAAAAGAGTCTAGCAAATTAAGATTGAGTGGTGGTGCTTGGACTATAAATCTTGATAGAGTAAACCTAGAAGATTTTGCAGATATAAGGTATCATACTGAAAAGAATGTTTATTATATTCCTAAAAGTATTGCAACTTATTATGGTTATGTAAGAGAATTTAGAGGGGAAAAGAAACTAGTTGTTCCTTTAAAATATTGGGATAAAAATGCCTTACCCTTTTAAAAAGTATATCAAGAGGAGAAGAAAAGATGTTAAGAATGAACAGAGAGAAAAAGACACCAACCAATGTTGTAAAAAAGAATTGTGCAAATTATAATACTGGATTTAATTGTTCAGGAGTTATGATCGGCAACCATCTACAGCAATGGATTGACAAAGAATATTATAATAAAAGCTGTAAAATTAAAGAAGGTAAGAGCTGTAATTATTATAATAACATTGTAGAACCTATTGCAGATTTATAAAATATGTTGTAAGTTCTACGGAATAATTAGGTGGATCGAGAGAGGGGTAATATCCTTTACTTAAAACACTAGTCTATCATTTATTATCCCTACCACCTATAATAACAAGATGAGGAGTTGTTATGCAATTTGGACACTATGGATTTATTCCAGCTGATCTCAGACACCATAAAGAAATTACAGCAAATGCTAAGGTTCTTTATTCAGAGATTAGTGCCACTATGGAAAACGGAGTATGCTTAAAAAATAATGCGTACTTTAGCAGAGTTTTAAATATTCACAAAAGCACAATTACAAAGTGCTTAGGAGAGTTAAGAGAGAATTTATATATTACAATAACCATTGAAAATGAAGAAGGAACACAAAAGTTTCTTAAAAGATATATATACTTTACCCCTACTGGTTTTCAAGCACAGGGTAAAGATATTTCTACATTACCCCCTACTTGGAATTTCGATG